GTATCGTCGTTAATAATGCGGAATTCTCTTCCGTGGATTTTAAATCTAGTACCTGCGTATGCACGTGTTAGAACAAAATCACCCTCTTTACACCATGGACCTGTAGGAAATCTAGTCTCATCTTTATAAGCTAAGTCACCTACTCTTACTACAAATAAAACAACCGTTGATAATTCTTCAGTAGTTCTAGTTGAATCTGCTTTTACAATACCACCTTGATATGTTTCTGAAGCATCAGGAATTGCACAAAGTATCTTATATCCTTTAGGCTCAGGTAACTGTAAACCACGTTCTTCAATCGGTATATCTTCTGCTTCTATTGCATCTATTTTTGGTATTACTATCGGTCGACCTGTTGAATCAACCAAATTTTTACTAAATGTCGCGATGGTATCACTCATCGTTACCCTCCATCATACGTTTTGCAAGGTCTTGTACTATGTATTTCACAGTGAGGAGACCCTGTATATTTCCCACTGAATATTGATAAGAAGCATAATCTTTTGCTGCTCCATCACCCAAACTTGTTTCTATTTCTCTGCGCCTTTCCTCAATCTTTTGGATTAAGTATTCTAGCGTTGAATCCATATGTTACTCCTTAGTCTAAAAATAATTCATATTTATATTAACTCTAACTTTTTCATTTGTAGGGTAAGTACTATCATGCAATTTATTTGGTTCAAATAATAAAATTCTATTAGCTACACTATTTACTTCGGTTCCATCTTCGAAAAATGTTACTCCGTCATTAGTATTTATATAAAATAAAGCCCCTTTATGCGGGTATTCATAATCTGCATGTAATAAATCAGTTTTTTTCTTACCTATATTAGGATATAAATTTCCTTTAATTCTTATAATTGCTTTCATACTGAGTTTTTGAATAATAGGATATATTAAATTTAAATTAGAGCATGAAGGTGCATTATTGTTATAAAACGTATGCGTAAAATACATTGTATCTTTATCTTCATACCCGTCATGTGTAGGACTTTTATTATAATGCCACTGTATATAAGGCCCCATCATATATTCACTAAGTATTTTAAACTCATTTAACTCTAGAAAATTATCTATAACTGTGTAGTTATTTTTTTCCACTACGATTCCTTAGGTTTTTGTTGATCCTTTTGATGCTTCATTTGTTTTTCTTGTAGCATTAATTGTGCATTTTTATTTACTTGTTCTGCGCCAAACTTAGCTCCATCCATCATTTGTTGCATTTGTTTAGCATCTTTATCAAGAGTTAACCTTGTATTTTCTAACATAACTTTAGACGCATGTGTAGCTCCAGCAATACGCTCTTGAGATTCAATACGCATCTTATCAAGCTCAAGTCTAGCTTGATCGGCTTCAATATCAGCCATAGTTTTTTGAGCTTTAATTTGCAAGTCTTGTTCTTTAAGTTGTAATTCTTTTTGCTGCATTTGGATAAGCGGATCTTGTTGCTGTTGTTGAGCTTGTTGTTGAGCAACTTCTGCTTGATCTTTTTGTAACAACTGTTGTGCAGCTTGCGCCTGTAAACCAGCTATTTGATTTTCCATCTCAGGAGTAAGTTCTTCATCCATTGGTGGTAATGCAGTACCAAGTTGTTGTTCAATTTGTTTTCTATATTCAAATGCAACGTGCTCGTTAATATGCGCCATAGCTGCTGCTTGAATCATCTGAGCTTGTGGGTTTTGTCCTACAATCTGCATAATCTTAGGATCTTGCATAGCCGACATATGAACTTGAATATGTGCTTGATGATCTTGAGTTATAAATGCTTTTACAGGTTTACCATTAAGAATCGCCATATTTTCTGCGACTGGATCTTTTGGTTTCATAGTATCTTCTGTTGGAATTAATTTACCAATATTCTTAACACCTAATACTTCAAGCATTTGTTTATTAAGCTCAGCCATATCATAGATTTGTGGTGATGCTTGTGCCATCTGCATTACAGCTTGATACTGTACAACTTTTTGAGACATGGTTGCTGCATTTGGATCTGACACTGGGATAACATCTACGTCGTCATAATCAGATTGTTTAGCTTTTCTATCGCCTACTTCAGGATTATATGAATATTCTGTTGGAGTGTAATCCCTAATAATACCTTTAAGTAATTTAAACTCTTGCTTCATTGCATAATAAATACGAGCTTGAATAGCTGATGTTACTTTGAGAGTTCTTTCTAGAATAGCTAACGTTGTACCTACTGGAGCATTAGCGCTCATATCAGATACTTTAAGTCCTTCAGCATTAGCGAATGCACGGCCTTCTTCAATGATTTGATTCATCAATTGATTTAGAACCATACTAGGCTCTTTATATGGAAGAGGTAAGATGTTGTCACGAATAGCGCCTGATGGTACATCTACGTCACGGAATTCACCAGGAGCAATAGGGGTATCGTCACCTTTGATACGAAGACCACGAGACTTAAGCCCCCCTGGTAGGTTGCTCAATGTGCCAGCATCAACGAGTTGTCGTAAAATCATTGTGCCAGATTTAGCAAACGCTCCAATCATATGGATTAAACCAAAACAGTAAAATCCGAATCCTGGAATATAACCGTAGTGTACGAAGTGCTGACGTTTAAGTTTTCTATTATCGTCTGGATTCCAATTACGACGAACAGCTAAGATAGTGCCTGTACCTTTTTCTAGAGTTACAACATAAGGTAATGCAATACCTGTCACTTTTCCATCTTGATCTATATCTTCATAACCTGGTAAATCTAAATTAACATGCATCTCAAGAAGTTTATATCGGTCATCTTCTGTAACATTGAATCCCATTTTTTCTGCAATTTTTTTCTCAGCTTCATCTGACTCACGTGAAGGTTCTCCCAAATCAACATCTTTATAAAAGCCCGCTACTTGTAAACGACGTAACTCATTCTTTGTCTTTCGCATAACATGCGTCACACGTTCAGCTGTTTCTAAATTAGATGCGCCATATGGAACCACAATATCTTCTGCTGTCACATACATAGCGACTTGGCGTTCTAAGGTTGGATCATAATAAACTTTTTTGAATGCGTTACCAGATAAGCCTAGACCCCATAGCATGCGTTCATGTTCCGGGCGATACTCAGGCATCTCATCTGTAAGTTGGAAGTTCATGTCTTCTTGAACTCGTTTTGCTGATTCTTCTTTTTCCGGAGTTTGCTTACCAATAATTTGAGTTTTAACAGGACCCATTGCTGGGAAAGTTTCCATCATAGTTTCTGCTTGGAATTTAACTAAAGCTTCTGTCATAAGTGGATGGAACACATTACATGCGCCTGGCCATGGTTCAGTTCTATCTTCTACTTTAAGGCCTAATAACTCTAAGCCGTCTACATAAGTAGTGAGCCAATCTTTTCTTGAACTAATATCTGTATCAAAGTCACCTAATAAATCACCTGATAATTGAGTAAGTTCTTTCTCATCCATCTCTTCTGCTAAGTTAGCATTAAATTCATCATCAGTTTCTTTGCCTGGTTCAATTACGATTTCCATTCCATCAGCACCGATAGTCACTGAATCGGGGTTTTCAATCTCAATACTTATATCTTCTGCTTCAGGAGTAACGTCTTGCGCCATGCCTGTAGGTAGTTGGTATAAGCCTTTATCCATATTATTTGCCATAGTTATTTCCCTTTAAGCTTTGCTAAATTTGTTTTTGGGTTATAGTTAAATGCATTTGTTGGTTTACCCAATCTTTTTGATGCTCTATCTTTTGCGCGTTCTTCTGCAGTCATTGCGTTTCTTTTTAAACCTTCAGCTGTAAATGTTTTACCATCAGCATTAAGTTGTCCTCGTTTTTGTAAAATAGAAATAGCAGTATCACGATTACCTACTTGAGCAGTTAACCTATCAATTAACTGATTCTTTCCCATAAACTTTTGAGTAGCCATATTTAAGTCCTACTAACCGTTAACCCACTATAAACAAACCAACTAACTACTACTTCTCTTTCCTGATTTGATGGTGTAGTATAGTGTGCATACATTCCATATGGTGGAAATACAACTAATTTACCTTCTTCAGTTTTAATCGATTTATTCTGGTTTGGAAAAACTAATTCTCCGCCTTCAGTTACTGTATTTAAATGAAGCACTACAGATGCATATCGTAATAATGAATGTTGCTTAGTAGGATCATGTAACGCAGGCACTTCCCCATCTGAATGGTATCTACAAATATCATTAGGTCTGTAAAAGTGATATTCATATCCTGTATCGCCTGAGTTAAACGATGGACAATATCTTTGTTTAACTATATTTTCTTGTATATCTATAAATATAGCATGTAGTTCATTATCTAATTCTTTTAGTTCTGGAGTTTCACTTATATTAACCGTATACCCATCTCTATTATATTCTGTTGGTTTAGATGGATCTATAAAAGGTTTTACAGAACCCCGTATTTTTTTAACTATATCTGAACTAAGATAATTTGGAAATTCTAATATCATATTTATACTATATATAATCTTTTTTGTTTGCTACTTCTAAACCCATATATCTCCTCAGGTTCATCAGAAGGTAATCTAATAAATCCGCCTTGTCTAAATCTCATCAGAGCTAGCGTCGTGCTATCAACTAAGTCATCATTAGCGCCACTAGGAAAATCATTACATTCCTCAATAACCTCATGTGCCCATCGTCTATCTGGAGCCCATACTATACCACTTCTAAACAAATCTGACACGGCATTTACTCGACTTATTTTATCTTGCCCTTTACCAGGGGTAAATTCACCTACAGGAATGCCCATACGCCTAAACTCTTGATAGAGTGCTGCACCATTAGATTTCTTTTCTACTAAAAACGAATCTGGCTCCCATTCTTTATACTCTGCAATGCATAGTTCTTTAAGCTCTGGGAACTCTAATCGTTTCTTAACTGAATTTAATAGTATTATATTATAGTTATTGGTTTCTTCGTTAAAAAAGACGCCCCAAGTGGTGAGCGCGTTATAGTCCGCTCTTGTATTCGCCTCCTGGGCAGCATCTAAACTCATAATAGTAAACTCACAACTTGGTGGATTTTCTTCTTCCCATATCTTCCACCACTCTCTTTTAATTAATGCGCCTTCTTCTGATACTGGATTTTGTAAATACTGAGCATTCCAATATCGTACATCAAGTGCTGCTTTCTTTGCCTGTAATTCTTCTAAACTCCAAAACTCAGGCCAAAGTGGTTGCTCTATACCTTCTTTATCTTCTATAATGGCTGGAAACTCAACTACTTCCCACTGATCTACTGCATCATTCTTAATCATCTGGTTCACAATTTGCCCCGTCAGATCAAGTTTAGACCACCTTGTCATCACAACAATAATCGCACCGCCCGGCATAAGACGTTGAATTGGACCAGACTGAAACCACTCCCAAGCAGGGAGAAAAACATCAGCTCGTCCAAGCTTAGCATCCTGTTCAGAGTGTGGGTCATCAATGATAAACAAATCAGCCCCGCGACCAGCGAGGGCACC